AGTCAATTATAAACAAAATTAATTAATTAAAAAATAGAGAAAAAATGGCAAATTTAACGACAGCTTTAAATGGGAGTTCCATAAAAATTATGGATGCTTCCTCAGCTATTCTTGTTGCTTATGCTCAGAGTGGCACCTTAAATGTCAATATGAGTACAAGAAGCATTACAAATAAAGAGAGTTCTGGGTGGGATGAAAATATGGAAGGAGTTAGAAATTGGGATGTAAGCGTGGATGGTGCTTATGCATGGGTGAATGTAAGTGATGCGGACTTAAGTAATAGTGCGGATGATGTTCTTAATTCATACATAATTACAAGAGCACAAGTAACTGTACAATTTGGAACTGACAGCACAGCCACAGGAGATACTTATTATGAAGGAAAGGGATGGCTCA